ATGACTATGTCGCGAATGTATATGAATGGTACATTGAGGTCGTGGATACATTACATTCAACTGCGGTCTGGGAATGGTACTCAAAAGGAGCATGCTGAAATTGCAAAGGAGTGTGGTGTTATAATTGGAACTATTTTTCCTCTTATTTCTAGTATGATTAAATAATATCGGCTTAATAGTACGAGCCTCAATTAAACTATACATTTTTTATATAAAATATGCAATTTTTATAAATTACATATTTACACATTTATATTTAGACATTTATATCTATTACTTCTTCTTTTTGTTGTTACCTTTATTATTATTCTTCTTCTTGTTACTCTCTTCTTCAAGATCAAGCTCTTTCAAAAATTTGTCAGCCGCTTCTTGAGCCAATTTGATCTGATCAGCTGTAACTACCAAGGCTATTTCCGGTTGCTTTTGTTTTGTTTTCTTACTAACTTGGATAGATTTTTTCTTATCATCAACCACTGGTTCCACAGCCTTTTCCGATATACCATTTGCTTCTTGTGAAGCCTTGAATTCCATGACCTGAGCATATAATCTCTCCTTCATAATATTTGCTTGGTGTTCAAGGATCTGATCTTCGCGAAGTTTTAACATCATTTTGTGTCTATCATCATTCATCTTTGTCATTTGTTTAAGAACATCAGGTTTGTTTTTCACATCACCAGCATCATATTTTTCTAATATGTCATCGATATCATGAACATAAAATTTATATATATCATCCTGCCCCTTCATGATGTCTTCAATCTTAACATTAGATGGTTGTACCACCTGATTAGGTGCATTAACTAAGAGTTTCTTTTTATCGAAAGTATTCTGAATATGAGAAAATACTAAAATTGTCTTCAATGGGTCGAGTTGTACCAGTGGAATTGAATAATCTTTGAGAAACTTCTTCTCTTCTGCAAGCGATGCATTCTCGTCATAACTTGTCTGTAACAATAACTCTCTACGAAAAGCAAACGATGCTGCAGTCGAATGTGTTGGACCATAAGGGCCAAACTTATACATTTGACTTATATGTTTGAAATAAATATATAACACACTTGAACCAGCTATTAATATCTTTGGATTGTCTTGCAATGTCTTTACTGCATGACTGATTCTTTCTGGTGGATAATAGTCATCGTCATCCATATATATAATTATATCACCCTTACTCTTTTCGTGCATCAGATTTCTCTTTTTACCCAAATTCATCTTATCATCATACTTAAAATATTTAACGTATGGTAAATGTGAAACTAGATCTTCGATTTTGTCCGTTCCATCATCAATGATAATCCACTCGATCTTGTCCTTTGGATAATTTTGTTGTTCAATACACTTAATTAGACATGGATAAAACGGCCTTCTATTAAAAGTAGGTGTACACAAACTAATCTTAGGAAATTTGGCAAGCTTCTGTAGTTTCATTATGTTATTATTGTATGATTATTTTAAGTTATATTTATATTTGTAATATTGTTTATAGTTGTCTAATGTTTTAATGTTTGTATAATTATTTATACTTCTTGTTTAATGTTTTTAGCATTTTAAGTATGCTATTTTTACCACCAACTTGTCTTGCTTGTGGCAATATTTCGTTTTTTTCACTTATGTTTGTTGTGGGTACTACACGTACATCTGTAGCCATTGGAGGTTTTAATTCTGTAACATCTGCTTCTGGGACGTATCCTGGATTGAATGCTGGAGGTGGTGTAGAGTTTGGTACTGATGCTATAACATCAGCATTTAAATCCGCAGCCGATTGCTCATTGTAAACAAATGGCTTATACAAATTCGTGGCAAAATATATAATCAAAACAAAAAGTAGACCAGATACACCCTGTGAGACACCAAGTATATTATATGAATTCATTACTACAGATAGTGTTAATAACAATGAAATCAACCGCTTGTAGTTCATAAAGAAGTGTTTGTATATAAAATTAAATGCATCTACCGGTTTGTTATTTAACGTTCCTTTAAAACTTATCAGCGAAATAAGTGTAATTACAACCAATCCTATTTGAAGCATTGGGATTGTAAAAATCCAAGGCAGTGAAAATAAGAATAAAATATTCAATAGAATTGCCAGATTCCATGATAAAAACAAATCTATCGATAAAATAGGTGTCTCCCAAACTGGACCACCACTCTTCGTGTTATTTGTTTTGTTACGTTTGAATAACCAATGTAAGTTGGTGAACCACCCATATATAATATAAAAGAAATCAATGAATACAATCAGCATTGAACATAATATAGTAACTATCGGACCTAGAAGAACTATCATTGTTTCATTAAAGGTCTCGTCCATAAAACTAAAGAGAGAACTGAACATTGAATAGTTCGTACTGAGAAGAGACTCTAATTGAGCAATAATAAAATTTGCAAAGAAATTAGATTTTGGTGAATTCTTGTATTCTGCAAAATAATTCAGTAGTACGTATGGTTTGTTTTCAACATTAAAACCGATCGTTTGAAATTTATCGAATATTGATGAAATTAATTCACTGGTTTTTTGCTCGGGAATAAAAGTTTGTTCTTTAGCCTTCTTTGCGTTTTCACTAACTGATGATATTGTTTTGTTTATTTGGTCCATAAAACCACCCATAGGTATAGTAAAAGGTGCCTTATCGATATCTGTTGGAAGTACAACGAGTTTGTTTAGTTTACATACGTACAATATTAGACCACCTAGTATAAAATACACAACAATATTGCGAATAGAATTAATAGTTTGTTTTAAAAAAACACCCATGTTTGAATCTTCAGACACCACACTAGTTTTTTTTTTCAGTTTTTCTAATTCTTCGATATTATCCATCTGTGTTGCTTAAATTACAACAAGAAAAATAAATGGTTTTATATTACACTAAATGTTATTTTAAACAAATGACATGTAGTTATGATTAACGAATTATTCTGTATGTTCTTAGTTAAGAAATTTGGAACTAGGAGTAGAAGTTATAAAAATGAATTTTAAATCAGTTTAATGTTTATTGTTATATAAATAAAACATGAGACCTCTTACGTCTTCACAGATTGAATACATTGAAAGTTTTGTACGCGATAATGAAGAAGATGAACCACCTCGATTGTTGGCTCGAGATGTAGAAAATACAAAAACTAAGTATACTTACATAAGAGATAATTGTGCTCCTTACACATATTGCGTAGCTGCGACTAACCCCAATGGTTTTGCAATGTATAATTTATATAAATCAAGTGATAATGTGATATATCTCTTTACGTCATATATCGATACCCTAAGCTCCTATTACAAGGTTACCGATGATTGGATAATCAGTTTGAAAGGAGTCTAATTATTTACGTCGCATACATGAGTGCCGCATTACCTCCCATAAACGAAAGAATGTTGATACGTTCTTCAAATAATGTCATGTCATAGTTATACTTGTATATTCTCCAAGTCGGTTTGTTTATTCCAATAATTTCACCCGTGTCTGGATCGCAAATTGTTATTGTCTGAGCGTTACTATCTAGCGGAGGAGCAATCGTCGACAATTCAAATTGTATGAGTCCATATTTACTCATATCCATTGCACCCGATGGTTGCAAATCATATGGAGATGTATTCAAACAAAAGTTATAGCAGTAAACACCATCTGGGGCTCCGCCGTTTGTGCGTGCAAATTTTTCGACATAATTGAGAACTCCGGCATGCATTGTATTCTCTCTATACTCTCCGTCTATTAAGATACCTATGCTGATAAGGATATCTTTTATGTTTGCTGGTGTATAAGTCCCTGTTATATATTTGTTGTTTGGATAAAGACCTGTACCATATGTAGTAATTGGTCGATTTGAACTAGAAACTTTAGTTATGTCAAGTGGTTTGTAGTTATATGACCAATTTGTATAATTAGACCACTCGTTTCGAACGCTAACATCGCTTCTCTGCAAATAAAACATAAAACTTGAAACTGAACCAAATGAATCGATATTTATTCTAGATTGACCCGTTACATTGTAGTATTTTGTTTCTTGAACCTGTTTAAAAATATATTGATGATCTTTTGAGGCAAAAATCTTTGCTTCTTCATCTGACAAGAAGCAATAGGTACAATTCAAATGTATATCCGCACTCCATACGGATCTTTTGTCAATGTAATTATTCAAGCTAACATCAGGGGGTGTTTGTAAGAAGTTATACATTTGCATTTGAGCTTGGTTGAAATTGGGTGCAATGAATGGAAAGCCCTCTTGATGATTATAAACGTCTCTTATGATAAACATCTCTCGGATTGGTCTAAACGTAATGCTTATATTCAGTTCATTATATTGCATAGCAATCAATGGGAACGCCATTTGACTTTTTAAGCTGAACCACGATAAAATTGGAATATACAATATTCTTCCGTCAATCGATGGTTGTGCTCCAGCCAGTTCTGGTGTGTAATACGCATTCGGATATGCGTCAATATATTCGCCTATGTTTTTATGGGTAAGAACTGCTTGCGATGGATTATTTAGTTCAGGGATATTTCCAGTCATTCGATTGAACAAATCCTTTTTTTCTTGCGTAAAATCGCGATTTACAAGTGACAACAAATATTGACCTGAATATTGCTGTATAGTTTGATTGCCACACGTTATAGTAATTTGACTTATCATCTGAGCACCAAGATTCTCAATCCACTTGAACTCGTAGGGTGACCAATTATTATTCGTCTCGTTACTCGGTGGAACAATTGGTGACCAAATATTGGGTAATGTAATGGACGCATAACAATCCATCAATAAATCTGCATGTCTCTTAATCTTAAACAGAAAGGTTGATTCTTCATTCAATCGAAGGGTTGGGCTTCCTTCGTAATCTAATCTAAAATTCTGTTTCCCAAAATTAGTGTATTTAGCATATGTTGATTTCCAAAATGTTTTTGTTGGGTTCCCTGTCAATATAATAGATTGTTGCCCAGTAGCTGCCAATTGCATTAAACCTCCGGCCATATGTTATTATGAAATATTTTTTTAATATGTAATATTAGACGAATGATAGACATTAAAAAATTAGACGAGGCGACAATAAATCTATTTATACTATTTATTTTTGTTGTTATTATTATCATTATGGGTGCATACTTTTACAGAGTTTCGCGAATGAATAGCAATCAATGTAAATATACAGACAAGTTATACAATAAAACCGATTCATATATTAATTCTATTGTTGATAATGCCAAAGCCGCGGATTATGCTCTTTATGATTATTATATAAAAACAGCATACAATGCTTGTTCCGGAGGAAGTTATAAAAACAATTTCGTAAACATATGTCATCTGAAAAACGTATTGAAAACTGGTGCAAGATGTTT